AACGGGCTTTGGGAGAACTTCAGCGGAAGCAGAGTATTACACACACTTCACGGAGAAATACAAAGGAATTGGGGTATGGCACTCCCGATTGGCTAAAGAAGCTATAAACACTGGGTACATTACTACCCCATCTGGTAGGCAGTTTGCCTTTCCTGATGTAGTCCGCAAAGCAAGTGGACGAGTGTCACATTTTACGCAAATTAAAAACTATCCAGTGCAGTCATTTGCAACAGCAGACATAGTACCGATTGCACTATTGTTCATCGACAATCAACTGGCTTACGCTAAGTCATGTATTGTCAACACTGTACACGATAGTATTGTTATCGACGTACACCCACACGAGGAGAGGCTTGTAATGCAAGCAATCCACAAAACAAATGAAGAGTTACCAGCTTTGATTGCAGGTAGATGGGGCATTACTTTTAATGTACCTCTTTTACTTGAAGCAAAGATGGGACCGAATTGGCTTGACACAAAAGATGTGTCGTGATATAACTATGCATTCAAACTCAAAGGAGGAGTATAAACACATGAATCAGATCACTACTATTGATACCAATAACTATGCCGCTATGGCAAAGGCAATGGGTATCGCCAATGAAGGTACAAGCAGCAGTAGCAAGAAGTCTAGCACACTTGCTCGTCTTCGCATTCATCATACCCCAATCATGGGGCTTGCTGAAGTGAAAGGCAAGAAGGTGAATGTTGAAGTTGTCGAAGGTGGACAGTACAAACTGGAGATTCCAGATGGTCCCACTTACTACGCTTCGGCTGCACGTATACGTCCATACATGCAACGCTTCATGTATAAGCGTTTCATCATGGCGTCAGGCAACACGCCTAATCGCTACGTCAAGACTGTCATGGCTGACAACTTGAACATCGACTTGAAAGACAACGATGGTGGGTTCAACTGTGGTAAACCCGCAGGTTACATTCAAGACTTCAAGTCGTTGCCTGAGAAGACGCAAGAACTGATTAAACAGATCAAGCGAGTGCGTGTAATCTTTGGCACAGTTGAATTGGTCAATCCAACAGATGACCAAGGCAACCCAGTTGAGGTGGATGCTACACCATTTATCTGGGAAGTAGATAATCGTGATGCCTTCAAAGGTTGGGGTGATGTGTTCACTACCTTTGCAAAGCAAAAGCGTCTGCCTATCCAGCATGTAGTAGACGCAGCCACAGAAGAGCGTAAGCTGCCCAATGGCAACAGCTTCTTCTTGCCTGTAACCACTGTCAACCTGACCAACATCGTGGACATTGAGCAGTCTGATCAAGCACTGTTTACTGACTTCATGGCGTGGGTAGAAAACTACAATGAGTACATCATCAATACCTATGCGGAGAAAGCGTCATCGCATAATGATGAGGACGATGTAGCTATCACCGATGGTCTAGCTGACATGATTGACATTGACGATGAAGAGGTAGCATAATGAAACATCCTGCCGAACTGGCAGTGCATCAGTACATGGAGAATGCCGCTAATGGTAAATCCACCATGTCGTCTGAAACAATCCAACAGATTGGTAAAGATGTAATGGCTGCTGTTGCCCGTCAGTTTGGCGGGGGGAACAAGCGAGGTGAGTTTGGTCTGCGTATGTCAAACGTGGGCAGACCTACTTGCCAACTCTGGTTCGATAAGAATGAGCCAGAGAAAGCGTTGCCTCTGCCAACAACATTCGTAATGAACATGATGCTTGGAGACATCGTTGAAGCTGTCTTCAAAGGACTTCTCAAAGAAGCAGGAGTGAAGTATGAAGACGATGAGAAAGTTACACTCGACCTTGATGATGGTGCATCCGTCTCTGGCACATATGATATTGTTATTGACGGTGCTGTGGATGATATTAAGTCAGCATCTAATTGGTCGTATAACAACAAGTTTGACTGCTTTGAAACTTTGAAAAACGGCGATCCTTTTGGTTACGTAGCACAGCTTGCTGGCTATGCAAAGGCGTCAGGTAAACGTGCCGGTGGATGGTGGGTAGTAAACAAAGCCAATGGCGAGTTCAAGTATGTGCCAGCTACAGGAATTGATGTTGAGGAGGAAGTAAAAGGTATACAGCAAACTGCGGACGCTATAAAAGAGAACAGGTTTGAGCGTTGTTTCGATGCTGTGCCGGAGAAGTTCCGGGGCAAGGAGACAGGCAACATGGTCCTCGACCAGAACTGTGTCTTCTGCCGCTATCGTTTCGCTTGTTGGGATGGATTGAATGAGCGTCCTTCCATCCCGTCGCAGGCCAAGCAACCCAAGACAGTTGGGTATGTGAGTGTGGCAAATGCCTAATCACAAACAATTTCGTGCAGCACGAAAGTATGGATACAGGAGCGGACTAGAACACAAGCTGTCTCTCTATCTTGATGAACTGAAAGTGATCTACGATTACGAGAAGGTTAAGATTGAGTGGGAAGACCTAGCGTACCGCACCTACACTCCTGACTTCGTGTTGTATAATGGGATCATCATTGAGACCAAAGGTATGTTCACAGCAGCGGATAGAAGGAAACACCTTGCCATCAAGAAGCAGCATCCGCAGCTTGACATTCGTTTTGTTTTCGAGAATAGTAGGAGAAAGCTACGAAAGGGTGCCAAGTCGACCTACGCAGAGTGGTGTATCAAGTATGGATTTAAATACTATGACCGGATCATTCCTGAAGATTGGCTGAAAGAGAAAGGCAAGAACAAGCATCCCAAGTTTATCAAGTTCAGTGGAACCAAAGTGAAAAGGAGGTAAGACATGGAATCAATTGATGAAGGCGACTTTGTAATCAGAGTACGGCCCACAGAAATAGATGGCGAGTGGACCGGAGAGATTGATATCTCTATTATATCTCAAGCTAATAATCCTCTTGACGATGAGGGCTATACACAGCTTATGCATTTCTGTAAAATGATGTGTGCAACTATACCACTCATGGAGGCAAATGAAGAACTTCGTGACCTTGTTCATTCATACGTAATGGAAGTTGTTGACAGAGAAGATGAAGATATGCTAGAAGATGATGAAGGTGTTATCATTACTAAAGAGGATGGCAATGTAGTGCATCTTAGCTTTGGCAGTAAAACAAAGGGGAGTGCATGATGCGTCACGAGGCGTACATGCAGATGAGGATGAAAGAGTTACAACCAGTTACACCAGACGAGGAGAGACTTATGGATGAGTTCTATTCAAAACAGAACAAGCAAGCGGACATGGTAAACTCGCCGCCTCACTACAACAAGGCTGGCATTGAGTGTATTGACGCCATTGCTGCGGCTACAGGTGATGGCTACGAGCATTACTTGCAAGGTAATATTATGAAGTATTTGTGGCGTTATCGCTACAAGAATGGTACAGAAGACCTCAAGAAAGCGCAGTGGTATCTGAGTAAGCTGATTGAGGAAGTAGAAGGCTGCTACGATGAGAGTTAAAGTTTATATCAACATTGACATTGATCCAGACGAGTATCCAATACCAGCCGATGAGGATGTCGGCATTGAGATTGAGGACGGCATACGTGAATATTTCTATGACGTAGACGGTGCCGAAATCAAACATATTAAAACACTAACGGAGTGACGAAATGAACAATTACCTGCCCACAGACTATCAAAACTTTATAGCCCTCTCCCGATATGCCCGTTGGAGAGAGGATGAACAACGTCGTGAGACTTGGGGTGAGACAGTCGAGCGATACTTTGATTACATGGCAAAGCACCTTGAGTCTAAGCATGAGTATGTCCTGTCGGATGAACTGCGCGGTGAACTTGAAGAGGCTGTGCTAAACCAAGACATCATGCCAAGCATGAGAGCATTAATGACTGCCGGTCCCGCGCTTGACAGATGTCACGTCGGCGGATACAATTGCTCCTACGTACCAGTGGATAGTCCTCGTGCCTTTGACGAGACAATGTATATCCTCATGTGCGGCACTGGTGTAGGCTTCTCTGTGGAACGTCACCACACGGAGAAGCTACCAGTCGTCAACGAAGACATGCATGACACGGATACTGTCATCAAAGTTGGCGACTCACGTCCGGGCTGGGCCAAATCGCTACGTGAACTTATCTCGCTCCTCTATGCGGGACAAGTACCACAGTGGGACACGTCAGAGGTTCGTCCTGCTGGCGCACGTCTCAAGACCTTTGGTGGTCGTGCGAGTGGCCCAGCCCCACTTGAGGAACTCTTCCAGTTTACTGTGGAGATGTTCCAGAAGGCAGCAGGTCGTAGGCTGTTCCCTATC